AACAGCGCGGCCTCCCTGGCGGCGCGCTCCCGCCGTGTCCTGATTCTCGACGAGGTGGACCGCTATCCGCCCGAGCTTCCCGGCGAGGGCAATACGATCGCGATCGCCATGAAGCGCACCCAGGCGTTCGGTCGGCGCCGGCGGATCATGATGCTCAGCTCGCCGACGCTCGTCGGCGCGCCGATCGACGCCTGGTTCCACCGCGGGGATCAGCGTCGCTACCACGTGCCCTGCCCCCGCTGCCAGCACATGCATCCGCTCGAGTGGAAGCACGTGCGCTTCACGGAGCGGAATGCCGACACCGCAGAGCTCGTGTGTCCGGCCTGTAGCTATGGCTTCGGCGACGCCGAGCGGCTCGCGATCCTCCAGCACGGCGCGTGGCGGCCAGGGAATCCGGACCGGCCCGAAAAGCGAATCGTGAGTTTTCACCTCTGGGAGGCGTATTCTCCGCTGTCCTCCCTGCGCGAGATCGTGGCCAGCTTCCTTCGCGCGCGGGATGCGCAGAAGGCGGGCGACCGCTCCGAGATGCATACCTGGGAGAACACCGTCCTGGCCGAACCCGTAGAACCGGACGCTGGCGAGGGGGTGGACGCGAATCGGCTGCTTCTCCGGCGCGAGCCATACGGTGTGGGAATTGAAGCGCCGGACGGCGTCTGCGCGATCACGGTCGGGATCGACACCCAGGATGACCGCCTGGAGGGCCTGGTGGTCGGCTGGGGGCCGGGCGAGGAATCCTGGCTCATTGACCGGTGGACGCTCCCGGGGGACACCTCGACCGCGGCGCCCTGGGCGACGCTCGATGAGGCACTGGCGAACGTCTACCAGCACGCACGGGAGACATCGCTCATGGTCCACGCCGCGTGTATCGACAGCGCGGGCCACCGCACGACGATGGTTTACGACTATGCCGCCCGCCATGCCGCGCGGCGCGTGTTCGCCACGATCGGGCGCGACGGGCAACGGCCGATTACGTCGTCGCCCTCGCCCCGCCGCTGGGGCCGCGGCGAGCGCCAGGTCCCGCTCTACACGATCGGGGTGGATACGGCCAAGGCGCTCCTCATGGGCCGGCTGCAGCTCTCCGAAGCCGGGCCCGGCTTCGTGCATATCCCCCTGGCAGAGTGGGCGGATGAGGAGCTCACGCTCCAACTCACGAGCGAGGTCCTCGTCACGCGGTTCGAGAAAGGCGCCCGGAAGGAATTCTGGCGGAAGATCCGTCCGCGAAACGAGGCGCTTGACTGCTATGTGATGGCTTACGCCGCAATGAAGCTCCTGAACGCGCAGCTCGACCGCTGGGCCGAGCGGTTGCGCGGACTCCCGCTCCGCGGGGCGGCACCTGCGCCACGAATGGCCGAGACACCTGGCCCAACGTCTGCGTCGGCGCGCTCACCAGCACCGCAGCGCCGGCGCTATTCCTCCTACCTGCAGCGCAACAGTGGAGGCGATGGATGGTAGACGGGAGTGGATTGCCGAACAAGCCATCATTCCGCATCGATGAGCTAGCCGTCCATTTCTGCGTCAGCCAGCGCAGCATCCGGCGGTGGATTGCGAGGGGACGGCTCGTGGCGTTCCGATTCCCCGATGGCCTCCGGATCCCGAGGGATTCTGCGCTGAGCGTTCGGCCAAGCCGTCGCAACCGGTCGTCGAATTAGGAGTGGTTTGGTAAATGTCACACTTTTTTGGAGGAGGCTTCGCTTTTTTCTTGCAATCCGGGAGCGCTTTCCTATTGTGTGCGGTGAAGTAGCCAATTGAGCCCGAACCCCGCTGGCCAGCGGGGCGACGGTGCCATAGTCGAGGAAAAGGCGATTCGCGTGCACGCCGCGGGTCGCCTTTTCCTTTTCGGGCCCCTCGGGGAGAGTGGATGAACTGGACGCAGTCGGACCTGGATGCCGCCAAGGCTGCCTATCTCAAAGCGCTGACGACCGGGAAGAGCGTCACCTTCGGCGATCGGTCATGGACGAGCCACGATCTTCCCCAACTCCGTCAACTCATTGCCGAGATGGAGCGTTCAGTGGGCGCCCCCCGGCCGAAGCAGTTCCTCGGATACCACCGCTGCAAGGGCCTCTAGATGCACGCGACGGTCGGTCGATCCTATCCCGCCCCGCGATCCGCCCGCAGCATCACTCTCCTTCGCCCACGCGTCCAGGCCTACGAGGCCGCCGGGACCGGCCGCCGCACGCGCGGGTGGCACGCGCCCACCACGGGCGCGAACGATAGTGTCCTGGCGGGCCTCTCGCTCCTTCGTGATCGATCCCGCGCGGCCTGTCGCAATGACGGTTTCGCCCGGGCGATCATCAACGCCCTTGTCACAAACCTGATCGGGTGCGGGATCACGCCGCAGTCTAGCGCCCCGGATCCGGGGTTCCGCAAGGCACTCCACAAGCTGTGGCTCGACTCCACGGATTTCTCCGACGCCGACGGCACCTGCGAGTTCTATGGCCAACAAGCGCAAGGTGCCCTCAGCTGGTTCGCCGCCGGCGAGGCGTTCTTGCGGCTCCGCGATCGGCTGCCGGGGGACGGGCTGCCGGTGCCTTTCCAGGTGCAAATCATCGAGCCGGAGTTCTGCCCGCACACGTATGAAGCGATGAACGACCAGAACCGGATCCGCGCCGGGATCGAGTTCAGCCCGATCGGTAAGCGCGTGGCCTATTGGATGTACCGCCAGCGCCCTGGCGAGTGGCAAGATTTGGACACGTCGCAGCTCGTGCGCGTCCCCGCAGAGACCGTCTGCCATCTCTACAGCCCGGAGCGGCCGGGGCAGATCCGCGGGATTCCGCGCCTCGCGGCCGCACTCGTGAAGCTCAAGGATCTGGATCGGTTCGATGATGCCACGCTCCTCAGGCAGCAAATCAGCAATCTATTCGCCGGCTTCGTGACGCGGCCGGCTGGCGCGGGCGAGGCGGAGCTCGATCCGATCACTGGGCAGCCTATCGAGACGATCGGCGATCGCACGGCGGTGGGGCTCGAGCCCGGCGCCTTCGAGGAGCTCGCCCCCGGTGAGAGCGTGGAGTTCTCCGATCCGCCGAGCGTCGGCCAGACCTACGAAGGCTTCATGCGGCAGCAGCTCATGGGAGGAGGCGTTGCGGCCGGTGTGCCGTATGAAATCTTCACCGGTGACCTCCGGCAGGTGAACGACCGCACCGTGCGCCTGATCCTGGGCGAGTTCCGCCGGCACGTCCAGCAGCTGCAGCAACATTTCGCCTTCCAGGTCTGCCGGCCGATCTGGGCGGCCTGGTTCACGCGGGCCGTACTGAGTGGCGCCCTTGAGATCCCTTCCGCCTACTACGACGATCCGGCCACCTGGCAAGCGGTCAAGTGGCAGCCGCATGGCTGGCCCTACATGAACCCCGTCCAAGACGTCGAGGCGGACAAGGCCGCGATCCGGTCCGGCCTCACGAGCCGCTCAGCGGTCCTCAGCGCCCGCGGGGAGAACGCGGAAGTGATCGACCAGGAGAACGCGGAGGACAACGCCCGCGTGGATCAGTTGGGGCTCACATACGACTCAGATGGGCGAACCAGTAGCAAGGCGAGCGCGGTGCCGCAGGGGTCAGAATCGGCATCGTCCAGCCAAGGAACCAAATAATGGGGAAGCGATCGCAGGCACGGACATGCTGGCCCAGACGGCACGATCAGCCGACGCAGCGCACGCTGCGAGTCTGGATCTGCGCCGCCTGCCGCACCCGTGGCTCCCAGCTCATCACCTGCGCCGACGGCAAGCAGCGCTGCCCGCAATGCAAGGCAGAATTCGATCGGCGTGCCGCGGCAGTGCAGGTCGTCGCGCCCCCTGCGCCCTCTCCGATCGTTCCGGCGGGTCAACTCGTGACGCCTCCGCGCGTCGGCTGAAAGGAGTGACGATCCATGGCACAGAAGACGAACGACGCGCCGCGTGAGTGGTACCGGATCAATCTGCAGGCCGACCCCTCTGTTGCGGAGGTCTACATCTTCGACGAGATCGGCGAACGCGTGGACTTCTGGACCGGCGAGAAATCCGGCGTCAGCGCCAAAAGCTTTCTCGCGGAGATCCAGGCACTCTCCGAGGCCGTGCGCACGATCCGCGTTCATGTGAGCAGCCCGGGGGGGAACTGGTCAGATGCCACCGCCATCGCCAATCTGCTCCGGTCGCAGAGCCGCGACAAGGGCCGCAAGGTGGAGGTGATCGTCGAGGCCCTGGCCGCGTCGGCCGCCACGTTGATCACGAGCGCCGGCGACGTGATCAAGGTCGCGTCGAATGCCGTGATGATGATCCACAACGCCTCCATCTACGTCCGCGCGATCGGCGATGCCCACGAGATCCGCCGCGTCGCGGATGAAGCGCTGGCCTTCCTCGACAGCGTCCGGGTCTCTGTCATCGCCACGTATCGGTGGGTCTCGAAGCTCTCGGTCGAGGACATCCAGGCCCTGATGGACAAGACGACCTGGATGAATGCCGAGGAGGCCGTGGCCAAGGGCTTCGCGACGGAAATTATCGAGCCGATTGCCGCGACGGCTGCCTTCGACCCGCGGTCCGTCCAGGCGCTCGGGGAG